AACACATCGAACAGCCGGTCAGCGTATGACAAGGCGCTGGACGCGCTTCTAGCTAGCGGCCTGATGGCCATGAATGAAAATCACATCTGGATCACAACGAAAGAGGGAAGGCACCATGTCTGACATAATTCGCTTTGATGGCGACACGATTAATCAGGAAAGAGACGCGCCAAGGCTGCACCGACAGCTGAACGCGGTTCGTCAGCGCATGGAAGGCGGAAGCTGGATGACGCTGCAAGAATTAGCATCTGAATTGAGCTTCCCAGAGCCAAGCATATCGGCCCGTATTCGTGACCTACGGAAGGACCGATTTGGTGCAAGATATGTGGAAAGACGGTATCGAGGGCGAGGGCTTTATGAGTACAAATTGCACCCAAAGGAAGGGCTAGATCATGTGTAGAAAAAATAGAATTTCTACGTTTTTCTATTTCTACACCACAGCACATAAAAGCGTAGAAAACGTAGAAAAACCCTTTAAGGGTTTCTACGTTTCTACACTGCGCTCCGGAGAACGATAATGGGGCGGGGTGCGTACAAGGCAAAAGGCAAGGGAAAGACCAAGAAGTTCGATCGGTTGTTAGAGCCTGCCGCGACTAAGGAGGAGATCGAGGTTGACCTGGCAATAGCCGGCTTCGATCGCTGGGTGCAGCATCTCAATCAGAAGTGGGGCGTCGATCGCCTGGTGCAGCTGGTGGAGCCTGAGATGGCGCACAGGTATGGCCAGGCATTGGGAGCGCTGAACGATGCACTCAATGCATGTGATGCAGCCCAGGCCAGGCACTGCGCTGATGATTGTATCAGGGGCATGATCAAGATGGATGAGATGGCAACGTCTGTCGGCGCAGTCGGGGCAGACGCGAGCTACTGGGAGTTTGAGGTGGACGGCGTGCGCGCAGCGATCTTACTCGACCAGGATGCGTGGCCGAAGGTATCAGCTGATCGGCCCGACCTTGAGTTGATCACACTGCACGAGGTCGGCGTGTATTACGCGCACTGGCGCAAGAGCAAGCTGGGTGAAGCAACAGGTGCAGTGAAGGCTGCATTTCCTTCGGCTCAGGTGACTAGCCTGGACCTTCCAGAGCGTGATCCAGCTGATGATCCAATCCCTTTCGGCTAGGACCAGGGATTTGCACATTGGCGCAAATCCGCGCGCGTGTACGCGAGACGGGCTGCATATAGCACCAAACGTAACTGTGTATGCTGTATAGTTTCAATGATATCAGTGGGTTACGGGGTGTGGTTTCAAAAGGGTTTCAAAAGTGGCCGATTTCCAGGCGAATTCGGAATTTTACCCCCCCCCCAGGGGGGCTACCCCGCCCCGTGTTATGCAGGTGATGACGCACAGAATTTTCGCCAAACAATGCGCTGAAAAAAAATTTTGCGTAAATTGAAAAAAAAGGATCTTTTATGTCAGGGAAGAAAAAACATCGCACCCTCATGGCTATTATCGATGAAACCGGCGGTGTCGAAAAAATTTTTGAGGAAATTTCGAACGGGCGCACCATTGCCTCGATCGCCCGTGAATTCCAGGTATCGCGAAACATGCTTTCCGGTATCCTCAACAAATCGGAATATCGGACCCAGCTGCGTGAAGCGCAACGCCAGGGCGCGGAACAGCTAGCAGACGCCGCCCTGGAGATCGCTGACAACGTGCCGGAAGAAAGCGCCGCGATATCCAAGGCGCGCGAGCGGATAGCCGTGAGGAAGTGGATCGCTTCCGCAATGGATCCTGATCGCTGGAATACGACCAGGGCCAATCAACAGGTCCAGGTGAACATTCACGCGCAGCACCTGGATGCGCTGCGTAAGGTTCAAAGCGAGGTGATCGACCATGAAGGCGACTGAGGTGATGGATTATTTGCGCTGGGCTGATGACTTTGCCCTGGTATGCCGCAAGGACGATCGTTTGGTGACGCTGAGTGATGTTGGTGAGCAGGGCATGTATCACATGCTGATCCTGGCGGCTGATTGCTTGATGCAGGATAGTGAAGAGGATTTTGACGAAATTTTGCGCGCGATGCATGAGGCTGGTGAGGCTACGTTTCACTGATGGCTGAAAGTAATGCGTTTGAGGATTTTGTAAGGCGATATCGCAATCGGCCTGTTTTGTTCGTTCAAGAGGTTTTGAACTGCGAGCCTGATCCCTGGCAGAAGGAATTGATGAATGCGATTGCCAGCGGCGAGCGCCGGTGTAGCGTTGCCAGCGGTCATGGCGTTGGCAAATCTACTGGCACATCGTGGTTGATGTTGTGGTTCTTGCTGACCAGGTTTCCGGTGAAGGTTGTCGTAACGGCGCCGACATCCAGCCAGCTGTTTGATGCGCTGTTTGCGGAATTAAAAAGATGGGTTCGGGAGATGCCGGAGCCGTTGCAAAAGCTTTTAAATGTTAAGAGCGATCGTGTCGAGTTGATAGCGGCGCCTAGCGAGGCTTTTATTGCGGCGAAGACCAGCCGTAAGGAAAGCCCAGAAAGTTTGCAAGGCGTACACTCAGATCATGTACTTTTGTGCGCCGATGAAGCCAGCGGCATCCCAGAGGAGGTCTTTTCGGCCAGTGCGGGATCGATGTCTGGTGAGCATGCTCACACGATCTTGTTGGGCAATCCTACGCGCGGCTCTGGGTTTTTCTATGACACGCACCATCGTCTTCAAAAAAACTGGTGGACCAGGACGGTCAGCTGCCTGGATAGCCCCAGGGTATCATCTGAATATGTTGAGGAGATGCGCGAGCGATATGGCGAGGGCACGAACGCTTGGCGCACGCGCGTAACTGGCGAGTTTCCGGTCCATGATGACGATACGGTGATACCGCTGCACTTGGTTGAGAGCGCGATGCATCGTGACATTGAGGCGGCTGACGGCGTGACGGCGGTTTGGTCGCTCGATGTTGCGCGGATGGGCGACGATGCGAGTGTGCTGTGCAAGCGGATCGGTCGGGTTGTGACTGACATGCGCGTCTGGCGCAAATTGGATCTGATGCAGCTGTCTGGATCGGTGATGGCTGAGTATGAGGCGTTGCCGCCCTCTGAGCAGCCCGGGCAGATATTTGTAGACAGTTCAGGATTGGGCGCTGGAGTGGCTGACAGGCTCACTGAGTTGGGTTTGCCTGTCCAGGGGATCAATGTGTCCGAAAGCCCCTCTATGGGCACTCAGTACCTCAATTTGAGGGCAGAGTTATGGTTTCGTTTGAAGGCGTGGCTAGAGGCGCGTGATTGCCGCCTTCCGCGCGATGAAAATCTATTAAGCGAACTTTCTGCCCCTAAGTATAGTTTTACCTCAAGCGGTAAGATAAAAATTGAAAGTAAGAGCGATATGAAGTCACGCGGGATGAAATCTCCCGACATGGCTGACGCGCTTTGTTTAAGCCTCTCTGGGGATGCGGCGATTGCGCTGCACGGGTCATCTGGGGCGTCAAGATGGAATAAGCCTATACGGCGAAATCTACGAGGTGTCGCATGAACTACGGTAAGAAACCAAAGCCAAAGAAGAAGCCCAAGGGTAAAAAATCAGGCATGTTTAAGTAATGTCGAAGGGCAAAGCGAAAAGCGGAGCCAAGCCTAAAAACGCCAAGCTTTACGCGACAGTCAAGGCGGCGGCTAAGCGTAAATTTGATGTTTATCCATCGGCCTATGCGAATGCCTGGCTGGTGCGCGAGTACAAGAAGCGCGGTGGCACATATGGCTAAGCCGCGCGGTGGGCTGACAAAGTGGTTTAAGGAAGATTGGCGCGATGTGAAGACCGGCAAGAAGTGCGGTCGATCTGGTCCAAAGGACAAGCGTCGATCATATCCGGCTTGTCGGCCTAAGAGCGAGGCGAGCAGCCCTACGGCGAAGCGCATGGCGAAGAAGAAAACGGGTGCGGCTAGGATCAGCTGGAAGCCTAAGAAGAAGACCAAGAAGTCATGATCTTCGGTGCGCTCTTTTTGCTTTGTACGCAAACTGAGTGCATGACGGTTGGCAGTCCGGCTTTTGGGTCTAGGGAGCAGTGCCAGGAAGCGGTGCAGAAATTTGGGTTGCAAGCGATTTCCCGCAAACATCCTGGCTATGCGATTGTCGATTATAGGTGTGTGAGTTTTTTGGATGAGCAAGCGTAAGAGTGGACCAAGCCTGTCGGTCGGGCGCGGCGAGAAACTTTCGGTAAAGCGCGGTGGTGGTTTAACGGCCAAGGGGCGCGCGAAATATAACAAGGCTACGGGGTCAAATCTAAAGGCACCGGCGCCTAAGCCTAAGACCAAGAAGGACGCCGCCAGGAAGAAATCATTCTGCGCGCGGTCGGCTGGTTGGACGGGTGAGCGCGGCAAGGCTGCAAGAAAAAGATGGAAGTGCTAGATGGCTGAGAAAAAGAAAGAATACACATCGTTTTCGGACATGTTTGACGGCGGTGGTGCTGGTCAGTCTGGCCCAGAATTTGAGGGCGGCGGGATCATTAGCGCGATCGGCAATAGCCTGGGCGGTCCTAAAATCTTTGGCGGTGCGTTT